GGTAAATCTGCTACAGGTAGAAAGAGAACTACATACAAACACCCTAACTCTAATATGGACGCTGTGTTATATGGCGCTGGTTGGTTGAAACACCCTAGTTGTATTTGGGTTATGGATAGTGCGTATAATTATATGTGGTTATACAGACACATGATGGCTCTTGGTGATGAGTACACAAAGAGATATGGTAAAAAACATTTGACTATCACAAAGTTAGAAGACGTATTAAGAGAACCACCAAAGAACGCTAAATTAAATGTAAAAGGTTATGACGCTACACCTGCGATGCCAGATGAGTGTAAGATACCTGGCGATGTGGTTGGTAGTTATCGTAAATATTATGTAATGAAGAAACAAAGATTTGCGACATGGAAGTCGCCATCGGTTGTTCCACAATGGTGGACAGAGGCTTTACAAAATGGAATATGAAGAAATAGAAAAGTTGTCTTTAGAAGAATCTAAAAGACAAACAAAAGAGAGACGACAAGAAGGACTAAATATGATACGACCATTTACATTTGACGAAAAAAAATTATTGTGGGATGGTTTAAGAGAAAAAGAAAAGACCACAAGTGAATTGTTAATGGAAGGTTTTAAAGAAGAACAAATAATAAGAAAACTAGAGGAAGAAAATGATTAAAGATGCATTAATAAAAAAACTGGAAGGTGATGTTGCTGTTGCTGAAGCAGATTTAAGAACTTTCCTAGCACAACCAATTGGTGTTGCTGAACATATAGACTATGTAGATACAGCAGAAAAGAAAACTGCTAAATTAGCAGAGGCAAAAGATAAGTTAGAAGCTATCAAATCTCTCTAATGCCCACATACACATTTTATAATTCAAAGACTAAAAAAGAATATGACGATATGATGACTATTGCTGAAATGGAATCATATTTAAAGAAAAACAAACACATTAAGCAGGTTATAAAAGGAATAAATATAGTAGCGAGTGTTGGAAATAGAACAACAAAAACAGATAGTGGCTTTAAAGAAGTATTATCTAAAATTGGTGAAGCGCACCCACAAAGTGAACTTGCCAAACAGACTACAAAGAAGTCTATAAAACAAATTAAAACTGAACAAGCAGTCGCAAAAAACAAAAGAAGAATAGCAGGTAAAAAATAATGGCAAAAGACATACCAGATTACATGCGAGGTTTTGATTTGGAAGAAGACTTCGGTATTACAGCCGTATCTACAGCTCCAAAGACAACAACAGAACCCTCAATCGCTAAAAAAGATATAGAAAATTTAGGACAACAAACTAATTTAGAAATCTCTAAAGTAAAGAATGACGTACAATCTATTAAATCTATGATGAATGAAGTAATGCAAATAGTTGCTGAAAAAGAAACTATTACAAAAGAAGTACAAAATGCTGATACAGTAAAAAGATTTAAAGATATAGAGAAAGTTGTATTACCATTTTTGTATAATTTACAAAAAAGTGATGAGCCTTATATTCATTGGCCAAATAGAGGTCCAATCATTAAGGCACAAATAGAAAAGTTACTAAAACTAACGAGAGGTTAAAATGAACTACAAAGAATATCATAAAGAGTTAAAAAAGAAAGTCAACGTTGCTGAACAAGTTAGAAATGAAGACAGAACTAATAAAACTTGGACAGATGTTCGTACTCTTAAAAAGTTAAAGTTACAAGCAAAGGATAAGTTAAATGAAACTAAGCAATAATTTTTCTCTAAAAGAGATGGTTGCCTCACAAACAGCCGAGAGAAAAGGAATTAATAACAACCCTAGTGAAGACCATATGAACAATTTAAAATTGTTATGTGAAAATGTGCTACAACCAATTAGAGATCATTTTGGTAAAGTAGTATCTGTGAGCTCAGGCTATAGATCAGAAGATTTATGCGAGGCCATAGGTTCATCTAAAACTTCACAGCATGCCAAAGGGCAAGCAGCAGACTTTGAAATTTTTGGTGTTTCTAACCAAGAATTAGTCATATGGATTGACAAAAATTTAGATTATGACCAAATGATTTTGGAGTTTTGGAAAGGTCCAGACGAACCAAATTCAGGTTGGGTGCACGTGTCTTATAAATCCGAAGGTAATAGAAAACAATTACTACGTGCTTATAAGAAAGATGGCAGAACAGCATACGAAGAATACAAATACTGAACGCCCAACGAGCTTAATAATATGTTTATGAAGTATAGGTCAACATAGACTTGACAGAATGCATATATTATGTTATACTATGAATAGTACAAATATGAAAGTGAAAATACAATGGCTAAAAAATTTAATTTTATAGATTTAGATAAATCAAACTTACCTGTAACAAAAGGTAAAAAAATAGATGGCTTTCGTTTCTATGACATAGACGGTAAAGCTTATCCCTCAATAACTACTGTATTAGGTATACAGAAGAAAGCACAATTACAAGAATGGCGAGATAAGATTGGTGAGAATGTTGCCAATTGGGAAATGGGTAGAGCGGCTAGACGAGGTAAAGCAACTCATACATTAATAGAACAATATATTAAAGGTTTAACACCAAGCGAAAGAGGTGTTTTACCATTAGGTCTCTTTAGACTAATCAAACCATATGTAGATCAGATTGATAACATACATTGTTTAGAGACAATCATGTATAGTAAGAAATTAACAATCGCTGGTCAGGTTGACTGTATCGCTGAATACAATGGTAAGTTATCTGTAATAGATTTTAAAACTGCTAACAAAGAACGACAAGAAAGCTGGATAGAAAACTACTTTATGCAGACTACAGCCTATGCTCAAATGTATGAGGAGATATTCGGTAAGAAGATAGAACAAATTGTTATTTTACTTGCATCTGAAGATGGTTCAACACAATCTTTTATAAAAGAAACCAAGGACTATATGACGCCTTTGATGAAATCAATAGACGACTTTTATAAATATTATGAGAACTTAAACAAAGATAAAATCAAGCAAGACAAGTAAACAGCCCATATTTTATCGTAGAGGGCTAAATGAAAAAACTAATAATCTTAATCTGTCTACTGTGGGCGACAATCAGTTATGCTGATGAAAAATCAAAATATAATTTGATGATGATGTCTTACCCAATGATGTGTGGTAGTCCAGAAGATGTAGATAGATATATTGCTGATAATAAATTTACACCTATTAATATAAGTTTTGGTAAAGAAAATGCCAATGAAGATGGCGCTGTTGTATTTGCCATAACATATTATATCAATGATAAACACCAAACATTATCAGTAGCAGAGACACCAAATGACCCATATAAATGTATGATATACCATACATTTGACATGCAGATGAATACTAATTTATTACCAGGAACACAGACTTGACTTTTTAGTTAAAGTGTGGTATATTATAAGAGTCAATTGACTTGGGCGCTGATGCGAGAGTGGAGGCGCCCTCTACATTAAGGAGGAGTGAATGACAAGCGTAGATGATAAAGATAATGATAAGACCTTTGAGAATGAATCCACAAGAGATACCAGTCCAATGGTTAGAATCTCAATCAAAGAATACAACGATTTAAGAGACCAAGCAAAAGAGGCAAGTAAGTATATTACTGACCCTAGTTTGATTGCTATTATAGATAAGATAGAAGAACTAACAAGAGCATTAAGAAAGCATATAGTGAGAAAATATGAATAGTAAAGAATTTAGTTTGAAAATTGAGGATATTGTAAAAGAAAAAAAAATATCACACATGGATGCTGTGGTTTGGTACTGTGACCAAAATGAATTAGATACAGGTCAAGTATCATCACTAATATCCAAATCACTAAAAGAAAAAATACAATTAGAGGCAACTAATTTAAAAATGTTAAAGTTGCCAAAATGTGGAGTGTTACCTGTTTAGTATGGTAGGTTATGGTAGGAAGACCTAAAAAATATCACACACTAGAAGAATTAAAGGCAGCTCAAAAGAAACAAAGAGCAGCATATGCTAAAACTGATAAATCTAAAGAACGTCACAAAAGATACATACAAAGAATATTAAATGACCCTATCAAAGGACCTATCTTTAGAGCAAAAAAAGCAGAAAGAGCTAAAAAATATATTAGAAAACCAAAAACAGAAGAACAAAAGAAAAAAAGAAAATTATGGGAAACAAACTATCGTAAAAATAATCCAAAATGGCTAACTTGGGTAAAAAACTATCGTAAAGAATACTATCTAAAACATAGAGCAAAAATATTAAAAGAACAAAAAGAATATTATACTAACAATCCAGATAAAAAAGCAGAACAGAATGAGAGAAAACGAGAATATCATAAGAAACACAAAGAACATTTTAAAGCACATAGAAAAAAACCAGAAATTAAAAAACATAGCCGAGTTGTAGCAAGAAAGTATCAAAAAAACAAAAGAGAGTCAGATCCCATGTTTAAAGTACGAATGTCATTAAGTTGTAGATTAAATCATGCATTAAAAGGTGGATTGAAAGCAGATAAAACAATGAACTTGGTAGGTTGTTCAAAAGAGTTTTTAAAAAAATATTTAGAAAATCAATTTAAACCAGGTATGACTTGGAAAAATCACACAGTAACAGGTTGGCATATAGATCATATAAAACCTTGTTCTGCTTTTGATCTTAGCGACCATGAACAACAAAGAGAGTGTTTTCATTACACAAACTTACAGCCATTATGGTATGACGAAAATATTAGAAAGAGTAATAAAGTATAATGTATGGTGGGTTTGATGTATATAAAACGTATTTGGGTGTCAAGTTACATTTCACCACAGATACTTACGATTATTATAAGTATGGTGGTAAAGTCAACACAAAACTTGATACATTTACAAAAAGAAAGGATAGATACTTTTTTCATAAGTTAAGTACAAAATATGCAGAAGCTGATATACTTGATTTCTTTGTTGCTAACTTTCTTGCAGATAGCAAGAGATGGATTGGTAATCTTTTGGCAAATGATGGTAGAGACGTTTATTTGGATTATAAAAAACGTAAAGAGTCATTTGCCTACTATTTTAAACAAGATTGCGGAACTATTGTTTCTGACTTTAGCCGTAAGTCTATTTCTTTTAATGATGGCTTTCTTTGTCCTAATGGACAGCATCCAAGAGTCTTACGTTTA